GCGTTACCGTACTCAGCAAGTGTCAGGGTAACCTGGCTGTCTGAAAGAGCAACAGTAGATACGTCGCTTGTCTCAGTCAGTGCAGAAGCCTGAATTGCTAGGTCGTTAACAATTGTAAATGCAACTGATGCTCCAGGCATGCTCTGGTGCGTAGGCTGAACGTCAGCGGCAGCGTCAAAGTATAGTTCTGGGCGTAGTGCAAAGTATGCCATGCGGTCATAAGCGGCCTTTGAGAAATCAAGGGTGCTCTGACCTGTATATGCGTCAACCATTGTGGTTAACTCCTTTTCTTTAGGTGTTTAAGTTTTTAGGCTTAGAACGACCCACGAGAAGAGTACATTCCGAGTTTTTGACCGGAATCTCCTTCTACGATTCGCATGACTTCTTCAGGAGTTGACGCTGAGGCAAGTGCTTCAAGATACATCTGTTGTGGATCTGGCATTGCGCCAGAGTTCCCAATAGTTGCACCTTGTGCCCTACGTAAAGCATCTAGTTCTGCATCATTCGATGGTACTTCGTGAATTGTCTCAGATTGTAGGATGCCATATTCCTGAGCCGCTGAACGGATTGCCTCTGCTGAGGTTTCACCATCATACGCCTTGCGGAATAATGAACCAATACCTGTATCTGGGATACCAGCCTTAGAGAACTGAACTTCACGTTTCTGTGATTCAAGTTCTGCTTTTACTGATTCCAATTCTTTGCGAGCCTTTTCTGCTTCACGCAACTGCTTCCGAATATTCGGGTCTAGCGGCTGACGCTCAACTTCTTGCTCATCTTCATACTCATCAAAATCGGTCATACTAATCGCTCCTTGCGGGTACGCACTTTACCAGAGGTTAATAAAGCGGATAATTTTTCAGCACTTGTGTACGCACTTTGGTCATGCCCTCCAAAGCGGGTTAGATAGTTAGCGCACCTACGGCCACATAGGGCCAACCATCTACGTCCATTGTATCATTTTTGACCCTAATGTTACGTTCTTGCACTTCCTAAACCTGTAACTCCCTTGGCAGTTTCCACAAATCCACCACCTTTTTCAAAGGGAGCGGCTGCGGTTTGCTCAGCACGGGCTACCTGGACTTGTTCTGCTAATTGATTAGTCCCTGCATATCCGGCAATTTGAGAACCTATAAGTTGATTAGTGGTTACTGTAGAGCGGCCTGAACCTGGTGCGGCAACCGTAAGTTGAACATCTCTTGCTGCTGTGGCTAGGTCTGAACGGAGTTGAGACATGCTGTAGGCGGCGTACGGGTCAGCGGCTCCACCTGTGCTGGCTGCTGTACCTGCCATCTTAACCATTCCAGCCAACTGTTCTGCTCCAGCTTGATTCATGCCCTTAAGACCTATGCCTTGGGCATAACCCTGGATAGTTGCAGCAGCAATGTTCTTTTCAATGGTAGCCTGTGCCACCTTTGGGTCAAGAAAATAAGCAACGCCTTGTCCTGGAGTAAGCCCGTATTCTTTAGCCAAAAGGTTTTTAACGTTCTGGTCAGCGTTGTTGTAGGCAACGTATCCCTTGTTAATCCTGGACTCAAGTTCTGTAGTGGATACATTGTTCTGAATCAAGTTACCAATTGCTGCCTTAGTTATTGTTCCTTCAGGGAGGCCATAAAGACCTGTAAGGCCTTGCACGGTAGTTACATACTGTTGGTACTGGGCTTCTGTCATGTGCTCTGCACCTGGCCCAAGGCTTGCGTTGCGCTCGGTAAGACCAGGAAAGTTTTGCTTGTATTCAGCAGTACCGCGAACATAATTTAATAAATCTTGTGTGTTAGTCAAATGATCGCCCTGAGCCGTAATCATTTTTTGAATGGTAGGCATTAAATTGCCCATGCCCCATGAGTCAAGATAGTTAAGCATTGTTCCGTAAGCACTAGCCTGGGAACCTGCTGAAGCATTGCTAGTAGCAAGACCGTTAGGCCCCGCTACAACAACAGCCGAAGAAGAACTTTTACCGCCATAAACAATGTCTTTGGTAAGACCACTAAAGTCTCCACCTTGTGATTGCAAAGCAGTGTACAAGTCCATTGCCGCAGTGGTGTAATGTGGCGCACCAACTGCACTAGGAACATTTGCCCAAGACGTTAATTTAGACCAAAGACCAGGGTATTTTGTTGACATGTAATCCATGGCTGTTTTCCATGTAGAACTGTCTGGGGAACCACCTTTTGCGCCTGTAACAATTTGACTGTTAACAAACGCTTTACCTGCCTTGGTGTTTAATTCTGCTTTGGTAAAACCAAATTGGTTAATAAGAACATCCGCATTTGGGATGAACATAGGCAATGCTGAACCTGCTGCTGAATATGTATTAAAACTAATTGGTGGAGGTGTTGTTCCCATTATTGCATCGCTCCTTGCTGTGGTGGTTGAGTAAATGATTCATGTAGTGCTTTAATAACCTGACCAATTTGTTCGTGGGCAGCAGGCGTAGTATCCCATCCAAATCCAGGGTGGGACTTAATGTGTTGTTTCCATTGGTCTAGGCTCATAAGAGTAGGCCGTCCTGTTTTTTCATCTATCCTGCCAGCCAAAGCAGCAGCCGATTTAGGGTCAGCAATAAAGTCAGGCTCAAAACTTTCTCCAAGCATTTGCTTAGCCACCTGGCGGTACGGATCAAGAAGGTGGGCCGTAGGTATACCAGCAGCAATCTGTGGCGCTAGAGAGGGATATAGGCCCTGTGCAGTGGTCTTTACGTGCTCCTCGAAAGCCTTAGCCTTTTCAGGTGTAGCATCTTTGGCTATTGCCTGAAGTGCTCCTTCTGACATTGGCACGGCGTATAGTTGCGCCATGTTAGCCATGTCATTCATTGTCGGTACTTTTTCTACTTGGGGGGTTGTTTCTGGCATTTTATTCCTTACTTGTTAGGCATTGCCTGTAGAACTGATTTAATAAAATATGATTGATTTGCGTAATATTCAGATGCCGCTGCATCCTCACAGAAGGCATACCATGAATTAGACAAGGCCGATGCACCGCCACCAGTTAGATTACGGTAAGCCTTTAGGAAACCATTGTACTGATCTATAAGACCTTGAAACTTTTCTTTGTCGTCTTTAGAAATAGCAGTAACGTTGGGGTCATCAACCATTTTGGTCATTTCTTCAAGGGCTTTGTTGGCAACATTCTTTTTTGCCGCACCTGTAAATTGGTCGTACCAAATTGGGTTAGTGGTATCACCGTATGACTTAGCCATTGCAGCCAATTGCTTAAAACCATTGTAATTAAGTTCTGTTGTTGCTTTGGAAGAACCATCGGCAAGACGCATTATTACTTGCTTAGTAGCACCAGGTATGGCCATAATTTCAGGCTTTAGGAAATTGTAGTAATAATCATTACCAATTCCGTATAGTGCAGAACTTAGATATTCACTAGGTGCTTCACGACTACGAAGATTCATAGACAATTCTAACTGGTATGCCTGTGGTGAATAGTTTGAACTACGATTCACAAGCATTGCAGAACCATACGGGTAGTCTCGCACTGTTCCAGGGTTATTTGTTAACAAGTCAACAGCACTTTGGGTTTCAGGGAAATTAGAGTACGTTGACTTTGTGTGAGAAATAAGGTCAGTAATGTTGTCTGGAAACTTTTGAGCAAAGATGTCAGCCGCTTCAATTGTTGTGTACTTAGGTGTTCCATCTGGATTCTTTTCAGCAAGAATTTTGTCAAACTCAGGCTGCTTTGAGAACGTTGCATTAAGACTAAGCGCCAAAGGACTAAAGAAGTTAAGTACTGTTTTAACAAACGACATCATCATTGCGCCTTGCTTAGCACGGTCAAGGAACGCTTGGCGTTGTTCAGGGTTGTTAAGAATGTTACTTACGGCCTGGTCGGTAAGACCACGAACCATCATGTCACGCTGTGCTTGAGTCATGCCAGTGTAGTCATATTCTTTTTCTACAATCTTGCGTTGTTGAGCAAATAGGTTGTCTACGGCATTGTTAAGCATTTGATTTTCAGTTGACTGAATGGTTGAGTTAGGCATGTTAAACATACCTGCTCCTAATTCCAATACGTCTTGTAATGTTCCAGACGGCAATACATCTCGTGTCCAAGAAGAGTGTGAAGATGCTTTACCAAGGAATCCATTAATCCATTTTTGTGCAACTGGTGAGTGGTTAGCGGCTGTGTAGTCACGAATCCATTTGGCAGGGACAGTAATAAGCGGTCCCCATGGTGGGCGAATAAATTCACCAAGCATGTTTCCAAATCCCATCTGGTCACCTGTTGGAACAATAGATGTAACTGAACCGGCACTACCTGTCAGACCAAATGCCATTTTTCCAAAACCAGCAGCAGTGTTGAACAACGGGTTAAGCCCAGCAATATTACCTATAAATTCTGTACCAGGAATGTGAGTACCTGGAATTGCACCTTTGTCAGATGTTGTCGAAATGTAGTCAGTAACAGCAAGACATAACTTTATGTACTTTTCAACTGCACCTGGATCTGTTTTGGCCAAACGGAAAGCACGTCGCCATGCTTGGTTTTTAGCGAAGTAGAACGGAGCAACAACACGCATGTTTGTTTCAAACATCGTCTTATCTTTAGGGTTGTGGACAAAACGACTCATACGCATAAGAGCCTTGTTTTCTGCAATAATTTCTGCTTGTGCTTCGTGAAGCGTTCCGTTGTTAATCAATGGACGCAATATTTCCATTTCCCTGTGGTAATCACCAAGGTACACTGGCTTACGAACCAACCAGTTAACCATTGGTCCAAGAATCTTATCGTGACCTTGTTCAGAAACTCGGCTAATAACAGTCTTGGCAAATCCACCCAAACTACTAATGCCCTCTAGTCCACGTGCAGGAATGTCACGAGGTGCTGAATCACCCATGCGAGCAATCAATTCAGTCATTTCTTTTGGCCCTGGAACTGTACCTGAAACAACGTGGTCAAGAAGTTCTGTGTGAAGTACGTGTCCTTCAGAACCAGCAGTTCCAAAAAATGTACCCATGATGTTTTCTACAGCACGACGTGCGGCATCTTCTTTAGAAGCAAGACGGAACTTTTCGTCAGCAGACATACCAAGTGCTGATGGCATTGGCTTAAGAGCAGCAATCTTTTCAATTTGCTCAGCGCTAAACATCGCTTCTGATGTTTCGCCTTTCCAATTAGCAGTTGGTATTTTGCCTGTTTTTTCGTGGTAAGGCCATGATCCAAATTCAATGTCATACCTATGCTTGACACCATAGCCATACTTTTCAACAATTTGTGTTGCAAGTTCGTGCTCTAATGCTGCACCAGCACCGCCACCTAAAGAACCAACGGTTTGAACATGAATTGAACCAGTTTCGTACCAAGCCAAAGCACCAGTAATTCTACCTTCTGAATCCCTTGCTACAATAAGGTTTAATCCTTTATCACGGTGAAGTTCAAAAGCAGCGTTAGTAACTCCGTATCTACGGTATTCAAGATTACCAGCCTTGTATTCAGGTGTTAAAAGTACGTCACTTTTTGCCGCAACATCTTTTCCTTCAAACAAGGAATCTATTCGTTTTTTTGCATCTTCTTCTAATTGTTTAATAGGTGCAAAGTCTTTTTCTAATTTAGCCAAATCTGCTGGCGATGTTTCACCACTTGTAAATGATTCAAGTTTTCCACCTGATCCATGAAACTTGTCAATTGAATCTTGAATGTAACGAAGGTCTGGTGACATTGACTGAAGTGCTTCTGCACGTCCGGTTTCAGCCTCACGTTGTACCTTAAGCAATTCACGGTCTTCCATACTCATTGAAGAAAGGTTTGGGTTGGCGTTGATGCCATCAAACTGACGCATGCGAGCGGCTTCTTCTGGTGTTAAATCATTAATAGCCTTACGCGCTGTTGGCAAAAGATTATCTGCAATGTCTTTGCGCCAAGTGTCGCTGCCTCGCGTACCCCAGAATTCATGTCCTTCAACAACAATTTTTTCGTGTAGTTCTTTTGCAACAGGAGCAAAAATCTTGTCGTTAGTAATCATGTTTGCCCACTCAGACAAAGCAGTTGAGTACCCACTTGTGTTTGGGTTTAAAACTCTCATGTCGTCAGTGCGAACTGCTTTTCCTTGAGATACTGTTCCTTCACCATTAATGGTAAATATGTCTTCCGTCTTTCCAGGCATGTCGGGCATAACGGTGTCGTTACCGTGAACCCCACCTTTCCATCCATCGTGGCGAAGGTGTAGTGATACAGCATCACCAATAAGACGGTCAGCCTTTTCAGGATTCATTGCTCTAAGGACACTGCTTTCCATGCCCATAATTGTTCCAGCAACTACGTCACGAAGAAGGCTTACTTGCTTGTCGCGAAGCCCACCCTCGGCAAGTGGAATACCGTTAAGTTCGTGCTTAGCAATAGATTTAGCCAGTGATTGTTCAAACAACTTAAATGGGCCTTGGCGGAAAGCGTTAAGGGCACCTTCTGACAAACTTACGTGCATTGCCCAACGGCCAGAAAGAAGCGCCAATGGTACGAATACAAGGCTTAGTGTTCTGTTAAGTCCGTCAACTACAACTTGAAAATTGCTTCTGTAGTTAGGGCGGTCTTTTTTAATTTCGTCAAGGTTGTTCTTAAAACGTTCCGCAATCTTTGTTTTAGCAACATCGCCAGGACCAAACATGCCTGCTTGTTCTCTTGCCCATAGCATTGCTTGTTCTTCTTTGACAATTTGTTCTGGGTTAAGAAGAAGGTTGGCAGACATCAGGTGATCGTTGTATGCGTGCAGTTGACCCTTTAGAGATTCAACGTGTTGTGGCGACAATGGCTTGGGTGCAGGAGTATCAAACTCCATTGCAGGGTTTGCCCTACGATGAGCAAGTTCTTCCA